ATTTTAATTTATCTAGAAATGAATTTAGTAAGTCCATTGTCCGCACCTTATTTTAAAGTATTTTAATAACCGTAAGATATGGGATGAAGTATATTACATAGTTATCCACTGTTGTATAAACTCCATACTTATCTCTGTAACAGCTGATACATTCTTCTAAGTATTTCTCTGTTACTTCTAAATATTCTGCAATCTCATATCTGTTTCGACATCCAAACTCAAATGCATTAATGATTCCGGTGAGTCCGATCAGACGGTTGTAACCATGTAATCTAGCTTGACGCTCCTGCTTCCTGTTCCATGATTTTGAGATATCACAGATATTTC